GGAAGAGGGAATGGACTATGAGGAGTTTAAGGAAAGGATAAAATCATTCTACCTAAAACACGACAGGAACTTAGCTGCCGCATACTTTGAGGTAAATAATAACGACCTCTTGTTTGATGACTTGACTGATGACGATAGGCTGTATAAGCTAATCCCCTTTACCACCTCAGCACAGAGTAAGCCCGAGATTATCCGTAACCTCATCAAGCTGTTTGAGGACAAGGTGATTAAGATACCCAAGAACACGGACTTGATAAAGGAGCTGTATGACTTTAAGAGTAAGCGTAATGCTATCACGGGTAACCTTCAGTTTAGCAACACCGATGGAAAGCACGATGATATGGTAATGTCGTTAGCTATTTGTGCGTATTGTGCAGTAGAGGAACAGGATGGCGGGGTAACTTTGTTCTTATGATGACACTAAAAGAACATATAGAGCTTTCTAAGGCACTATCTCGCTTTGATGATATAGGTTTATTCCTAGAGGAACTGGAGCCACTAGAAAGGATTAAAACGCTTCGCTCTATAAATGAAACATATCCGCTTCAGGACACAGATGAAATTAGTGAACATATAAAAGAGAACTTCACTTTTTTTGAAAGCACCTTTGATTTGGTGTTAGGTCAATTTATAATGATTGAACAGATACTAACAGGTAGGTTTAAGTTTGATACGGAGATAGACCAAGACCTAGAGTTGATGACATATGTCCTCAGACCATTGTTAGAATCAGAGTTTGATAACAACGACCCCGAAAAAGAAATACAACACAGAGAAAAAATACTAAACACTCCTGTTCAAGATTTGTACAGTACTGTAAACAGGTTTTTAAAAGACAGAGAACTTGTTTTGTTTACTCAATTTGCTGGAGTTTTTTATTCAGTGAAAGACGAAGAAGAGGAACAGCAGGAAGAAACATCTGCTCCTACGGCTGATGAGTTATTCAATCAACAATGGTATTGGTATTCCATAGTAAGGAATTTAGCTAAAGAGGATATAAGGAGGTATGGTGAAATATATATGCTAAAAATGAACGTGGTGTTGCCCGAAATGAGTTATCTAGCACAGAGAAATAAAATAGAAGCGGCTGACCAAAGACAGAGGGAAGCACTTAGTAAATTGTAAATTATAAGAAAGCGTTTATGAACAACCTCATTAAAATATACGAGGCTGTAAAAGACTTCGGTGACCGTCACGAAATGGTCAATGAAGTCCTGTTAGTCAAGTCTGAAGACGAGCTAGAGGGCAGAGAGTTTAATTACAGGACAATGGTTATAATACCATTAGAGGCTAGCATATCTAGAGAAGACAACTCTCCAGTTTATTACATTGACTTAGGTGTAGTTATGATAGACAGGGTTTTCAAAGATGATGACAATGCTAATATAAATTCTATAGACGAAAACATATTTGTTATCGGACAGCTACAAGACCATCTAGAGCAAACAGATTACGATGTTGAGTTTGGCTCCGTAGGCTTAAACACAGAGTCCTTAGATGACTATAACATAACAACTGCTTTAGCAGACTTTACATTTACGCTGTCTAGAAAACCATTTAATAGAGGTATTAATATATAATGCCTAGGTCGCCAAAACAAATATCAAACGATATAAGACTCGTTGTTGTTGCCGCTCTTTCAAAAGAGTTTCGTAAATCTCAGATAATAACTAAGATTATAAAGATAGCAAAGTCTAAAAATATGGTTGCTTCGGGGGACTTAGTTAACCCTAAGAAATCAAATTCAATAACACCTGTTTCAGATGACCGATGGTTGGTTGATAGAAACAGCGTTCGTATCGTATTAGGAGATTTTAAAGACGGACTACCTAGCTCAGTAAAGATACGGATAGCCCCTAAGTATGGTTTAGCTGATAAGTATTTAGCATTGGCTAGTCAGACGCCTAGCAAGAAATGGTTTCCTAATGTCGCTAGAATACAAGATTGGGTTAATCAAAAAGGAATAGCTTCGGGAAAGGAAGCTAAAAGCGTGGCTTGGGCTATATCAAGGTCAATAGCTAAGAAGGGAATAAAAAAAACAAACATAGCGAATCCATTCTTTTACAAGAGAACGGGTTACGATGCAACAGTTCAAAGAGGTATAGACAACGCTTCTTCTAGAATAGTAGACCTTTATGGAGATATTTTAGTTGAGGGAATAGATGAAAGTATTACAAATATTTTTGGGTAATGGCAAAACAGATAAGAGGAAAAAGCATAAAAGCAATAAAGGAGTGGGAGCTTTCAATTGCTAAATTAGTTAGAGAGTATGGCGAGCTTCAAAAGCAAGGGAAGTCAAACGAACAGATTCTTTCTAAGTTAGGGGGGACTATAACTAAGCTTACAAAAGACCAAAAAAGATTAGAGACTACCACTAAGAATTATTACGATAATTCAAAGAAGGGCGCACAAGCAATTGCGAATGTAAAGACTAGAACCGACAAGTTAAAGGCAGGTCTTAACAAACTTACCGCTACCTATGGTAAGCTATCAAAAACCGCTAAAGACACTTCTACAAACATCAAGGGTTCTGGTAGTGCTATGTCTAAGTTTGGTGCGGGTGTAAAGAGTGCAATAGGAACTCTAGGTAGATTTGCTACAGCGGGTGCATTATTAGGGGCGGCTACAAAGGCTTTAAAATTTGTTTTTGTAGACTCAGCAAAAGCCTTTATAGAGTTTGATAAAGCTATAAAAAACTTATCTGCTGTAGCAGGTGTCACAGGAAATGACTTAAATTCTTTAGAGGAGTCTGCTTTAGATGTAGCAGGTCAAACAAAGTTTACAGCCATAGAAGTGGTTCAGCTTCAAACAGAGCTTTCTAAGCTTGGATTTACGGCTAGTGAGGTGGCTAAAGCTACAGGACCTGTGGCTTTCGCAGCACAAGCATTAGGAGCTTCAATGTCTCAAACAGCGGAGCAGGTTGGTAAATTGATAAATCAGTTTAATTTATTAGCAGAAGACTCAGATGAGATTGCAGATACCCTTGTTACGACAATAAATAATTCAGCTTTATCGCTACAGACTTTTGGTGTAGCAATCCAGTACATAGGACCTATATCTAGCGGCCTTGGATTCTCTCTTCAAGAAACAGCGGGTGCAATGGCTGCGTTAGCTGATAGTGGTTTTACAGCTTCTCGTGTAGGTACAGGTCTAAGGGCCATATTTACAGAGTTAGGAAGCACTACAGCCGATGTGAAGGGTGAGCTAAAAAAGCTAGCTGAAGAGCAGATATCTTTAGCAGAAGCAACAGACTTAGTAGGTAAAAGAAATGCTGCTCAGTTGATTACACTTCTTTCAAACATTGAGGTTCTTGAGAACAGTGAAGATGCCTACTACTCTCAGGGAAGGGCATTGCAGGCTGCTGCCACACAGATTACGAGTTTTTCGGGTCAAATGGATATTCTTCGTTCAGAAGTGAATAGATTACAAATATCTTTTGGAGAGTTTGTAATTAGCTTGGCTCCAGTAACCTATGCTATTGGATTACTTTCATCAAGTGCTAGAAGAACTATTGAAGGTTTTAAGGCTTTAAATGAAATATCTTCTGAGGATTTACAGGAAGACCTAAGTCGTTTGGCTAATGGAGCAGACGAAGGCGAGGTTGCTTTAGAAAGGTTGGCATTACAGGCGGGTCAAAGCGTTGATGAGTATATACAGTCAATGCAAAGAGGAGCTTTTTGGAATAAAGTTTTTATAGATAGCATCGTAAATATAGCAGGTCCTTTTAAAGAAGTGTTAAAGACTTTCCTGTATGCTAATGGATTAATACCTGAGGAAACTCAAGCGTTACAGGGTCTTACTGAAGCTTACAAAAAGCAAGCAGATGCCATTAGAGACAACCTTTTGATAGATAAACAAAGAACTCAAGTTGACTTAGAGTATCAAGATATTCTTCAAAACTTAATAACACTTCAGCTTGAAGGTTTAGATGTTGAGGCACAGGCGGATAAGCAAGCAAGTAAAATAATTAAGGAGCGTATATCGTTAAGAAAGGCTATTGCTAATTACAACAAGATGCTTAAAGATGGCAACAACCTTACCGAAGAGGAAATTAGAAATCTTAAAGACGGCAAAATACGTTTAGAGGCTAGGGAGAAAGCATTAGCAGCTTATGGTCAAAGATTCCAAAACTTTATAGGATTACTAGAGGAAGAAAACGACATTGAAAAAAGAAAAGCTGATAACTTTAGAAAAGAGATTTCAGAGCAAGAAAGCAAGAATAAAGGCTTAAAGCGTCAAGGAGATATACTAATAGCTACCAATGAGGCTAATAAAGACTTTATGAAAAACTCTATTGAGCAGTTTAGTCTAAATGGACGCTTAATAAAAAGCAATCTTGATTTTATATCTACACTAGAAAACAAGAGAGATGCTATCATAGAGAATAATGAAAAAGAAGATGAAAGCACAAAACAAGGTGAATACAATATAAGAGTAAACAACAAAGAAATAGAAACTCTTAACCGACTAATATCTTCTTACAAGGAAAAGAATGCTGCTTTAGGTGAAAACGCAGACACCTTGGGTTTAGTTGTTTCAAACACAGGAAAGCAACTTGCTTCACTAAAAGAACAATATGACAAAGGTGAGATAACTGGGTCTAAGTTAAAGCAACTAGGTGAAAAAGCCTATAAAGATATGGTGGAACAGTTGTTGCTTTTAGCAGGCAATGACCCTGAGTTGCAGAAGCTTGCTAATGCTATAGCTGACAATTTCCCAAAACCGGGAGAGATACAATGGAACGAGATTCTAAATAAAGGAATCAAGGAGGCTATATCAACTACCGTAGAAGCCTTAGACTCTTTTAATAATACCGCGTTTGAAAACACGAAAAATCGCTTAGATGCGGAAAAAGACTTGATAAAGTCTAGGTATGAAACTGAAGAAGAGATATTGAAGTCTCAACTTAACAATCAGTTGATTACAGAATCTCAATTCAGAACAAAACAAAAAGAACTTAGAAAAGCTCAAATAGCTGAAGAGAACGCAATACAGAAAAAAATATTTGATTCAGAGCAAAATAAAAAGAAAAATGATGCTAGGATTGATTTCTTAGAAGCCGTAGCTTCTATTATACCCACATTAATTAAAGAAGGTATAGCGGAGCCTACTACACTTAATATTATGGCAGCTATCACGGCTGCAAGTGCTGCTGCTTCCTACGCGTCTGAAATAAGCGCGATTGGTCAGGCTAAATTTTATCCAAAGAAGTTTGCAAAAGGTGGTATGGTAAATGGACCTAGCCATTCAGAAGGTGGTGTTCCTTTTACAGTTCAAGGCCAAGGGGGATATGAAATGGAAGGCGGAGAGTTTATTGTGAACAAGAGAGCTGCATCTCTACACAGGAGCTTGTTAGATAAGATTAACGGCTCTGCAAGACCTAACATACCTAACCAACCAATGAAGTATGCTCAAGGAGGATTTATCAATAGTAGCAATATAACAAACGTAACTAAACAATCGCTAGAAAGTGTAGATTACCTAAAGGCTATCGCAGAGGCTACTACCTCAACAGCTATAGGTGTAAGCAAACCAGTTCGTGCTTATGTTGCAGACAAAGACTTGCGTACCGATAGTACAGAACGTAGAATTAGAGATAGAAACGACAGAATATAATTATGGCTGACT